CAGAGACTGGCATGCGGGGGCAAATCAAATGAACGGACTTAATCAATGAGTGGTGGTGTAGATTTTTCACCTCCGTCCTATAGGGCGGCGTCATCTGACTTAACCATCTCAATTTCACCTCTTGGTCTTGTAGAACTTGCTGATGAAGAATTTGAAGTACATGGTCCACGTTTAAATCGTTACTCACTTAACTGGGCAATGTATCTAGGGCATCACTGGTCCTACCGCCGTGAAATTGGCGAATCACAGATGGTATATAACTACTATCGTGCATTTACAGACTTTATTACTAACTTCACATTTAGTCGTGGAGTTTCATTTCGCAGCCCAACTGCAACAGAAGCAATCGTTCCAGATATCCTAAAGCGTGCTTGGGAGATTGATAACAACAAGCATGGTGTTCTTTGGGAGATGGGCCAGCAAGGCGGAGTCTCTGGAGACTGCTTTGTTAAAGTAGCTTATGAAGAAGGCTTTGAAGATTCTGTTAGACGTATGCATCCAGGACGAGTTCGTATTCTTCCCCTGAACTCATCTTTTTGTTTCCCAGAGTTCCACCCACATGATCGCTCACGCTTGATCCGCTTTAAGCTCAAGTATCGTTTCTGGGGCACCTCTATTGAGGGAACACGTCAGGTTTACACATATACAGAAATCTTGACCGATGATCGTATTGAGGAGTACATTAACGATGAACTCATTGACTCTCGCCCTAATCCTGTTGGAGTCGTACCGATCATTCATATCCCCAATGTAATGGTTTCAGGATCCCCATGGGGTCTATCAGATTGTCATGATCTAATTGTTTTGAATCGTAACTATAACGAAGTAGCAACAGATATCGCAGATATCGTCAACTACCATGCTGCTCCGGTTACAGTAATTATTGGTGCTAAGGCATCAGCACTTGAGAAGGGCCCTAAGAAAGTTTGGGGAGGTCTTCCAAAGGATGCCCGAGTAGAGAACCTAGAAGGCGGAGGGGCTGGCCTACAGGGCGCCCTTGAGTACCTAAAGGTTGTTAAGAGCGCTATGCATGAGATGGTCGGAGTACCGGAGACTGCTCTTGGTCAAGTACAGCCAATCTCTAATACCTCAGGCGTTGCTCTAGCTATCCAGTACCAGCCTTTGATGAACCGCTACAACCAGAAGATCGTTCAGTACAGCGAAGGTATCCGCCGTATTAATGAGCTAGTTCTTCTAACCCTTGCTTTCAAGGAGCCAGAGGCATTTGTATACAACCCAGATGTAAATGGACCTATTAAGGATCAACAGCTCCTAGCTTTGGATCTAAACGATCCTTTGACCTATGAGTCTGTAATCCACTTCCCACCTCCACTACCTCTAGATAAACTTATTACTTTGCAGGAAATCCAAGCCAAGATGCAGATGAATCTTGAATCTCGTGAAGGTGCTCTACGCCAGCTTGGCGAAGAGTTCCCAGATGAAAAGCTTGAAGAGATCCGTGCAGAACTTATTGCAGATGCTAAGGCTGATGGTGCCCTCAACCTCATCAAGCAGCAGATCGCTTCAGCAATTACCTCATTAACTGGTATGATGCCTGATGGAACTCTTCCTCCTGGAGCAGCTCCAGCAGATGGAACTGGCCCTGGCCCTCTAGGACAACCTGGAGTTATCACACCGTTTGAAGAGAACACATTGGCCCAGATGCAAGCTGAGCTTGTAACTAAGGCTTATGGAACAAAGCTTCCTGGACGAGGCGTATCTAACGATCAGACAGATACTCCAAACTCAGAGGAAAATAAGTAATTTAGCCTGACAAACATCGCATAGTTTGCGAGGCTATATACCACTAAACAAAACCCGCAGGTCATCGTGGCACTAATTCGGACAACGACCTCTCAAACCTAAGGAATAAGCATGTCAGAAAACTCAACAGCAGTAGACAGTGCAGTGGCTCAAGATGCTTTCGCATCTGAAGTTAACCATACCGCACCTGTAGCACAGCAGGCAGTGGCTGAAGATAAGTTCACTGAAGCAAAGGGCTACACAGAGCAAGACTTGCAACGAGTACGTGAGCAAGAAAAATCAAAACTTTATCCACAGATTGATTCTCTTAAGGAAGAGCTTAATCTTCTTAAGAAAGATCGTGAAGAACGTCTAGCAGAGGCTCGTGCAGCTCAAGAAGCCGCAGCAGAAGCAGAGCGTAAGAAGCTTGAAGCTGACATGGATGTCCGCCAACTCCTTGAAGTTAAGGAAAAAGAGTGGGCAGCTAAAGTTGAAGCAGAGCGCCTAGAACGTGAACGTGCATTCGCTCTCCTAGAGCGTGAGCGTGAGTATGCTGAACTATCACAGTATCTCAATCGCCGCATTAGTGAAGAGCAAGAAAACATCGCACCCGAGCTGATTGATATGATCGCCGGAAATAGTGTAGATGAGATTGAACAGAGTATTTCCAAGCTTAAGGAGAAAACTTCTAAGCTCTTGGAAGCGATGACACAGGCTAATCAGCAAGTGCGTCGGGAAATGACCGGTACAAGGGCCACCTTGCCACCAACTTTGGAAAACAATTCGGACCAACAATCGTATACACCGGAGCAAATTGCTTCTATGTCGGTAGCTGACTACGCAAAAAACCGATCACGTCTGTTGGGAACAGCAGCAAATGATCGCAACAAGGGAATCTTCGGGTAAAAAAAATCTATGAGTTCTACAAGAAGTGTTCGTGAATCAATGCCTTTAGGGCTAAAAGTCACTTGCCCAACTTGTAAAACAACTCATAGTGATATGACAGAAAACTACTGGCAACAGCGTAAATACTATTGCCGTGATTGTAGGCGCAGTAAAGCTAAGAATGTTTATTGGAAAGATCCAGAGGCAAAACTAGCATATAGGCGTGGTCATATAAATAGAGTTACTATGTTAAAACATAGGTATAATCTCTCATTAGAGTATTGGAATGCTCTACTAGAAAAGCAAAATGGAGTTTGTGGTATCTGTAAAGAGACACCAAATTTACCAGAAGACTTAAAAGTAGATCATGACCATGAAACAGGTAAAATAAGAGGATTACTATGTAACAGTTGTAACATAGGTTTGGGTAGTTTTAAAGATAACACCGACAGCCTTAAAAATGCAGTATCCTACATAGAATGTATACAAACTACAACGGAAAGTGAGTAATAACATGGCCTCAGCCGTGACAGGTACCGGGAATTTAGCCGCAGCACCTACAGCGTATTCTGGCGCAAACAGCCAGCTTACACAAGCAATTCAGACCATCTGGTCTAAGGAAATTCTATTCCAGTCAATGCCTATCCTTCGCTTCGAACAGTTCGCTGTTAAGAAGACAGAACTAGGCGTCGCACCTGGTCTCCAGATCAACTTCATGCGTTACAACAACCTCGGCAACGCTTCAACACTCGTTGAAGGTGTCCGTATGTCAACAAACGCACTTACAGCTCAACAGTTCTCAATCACAGTTGCAGAACAAGGATACGCAATCGCAGTATCTGAGCTCCTCCTCAACGCATCTTTTGATGACGTTATGGCATCAGCATCACGTCTTCTTGGACGTAACATGGCTCTCTACCTTGATGGCCAGGCTCGTGACACACTCATGGCTGCTTCTTCAGTCATCTACGGTGAAGATCGTTCAAACCTCTCTGCTGTCAACAACTGGTATGCATACGGCACAGAAGCTACTTCACGTGCAACAATGACCGGTGCTTCATACCTCTCAACACGTACCGTTAAGGACGCTGTAGAGACCTTGGCAACAAAGAACATCCCAAGGTTGGGTGAGACTTACGTCGCATTCGTTCACCCTCACCAGAGCCGTCGTCTTCGTGACCTCCCAGAGTTCATTGAAGTAACAAAGTACGCTGCTCCAGGTAACTTCATGCTCGGTGAAATCGGTCGTCTCTACGACACAGTCTTCATTGAGACAACACAGATCTCAAAGGTCACAAACGGTGCAGGCTCAGGCTACACCACAGATACAGCAGTGGCTACAGGATCAATTGCCTATCCAACTGGCGGAGGTTACACAACTCCAGTAACAGCTACAGGTAACGGTTCAAACGATCGCTACTCAGCTATCTTCATTGGAGACAACGCATTCGGTCACGCTATCTCACTTCCAGTTGAGCTTCGTGATGGTGGTATCTTGGACTTCGGTCGTGAGCATGCACTTGCTTGGTACGCAATTTACGGTCTAGGGCTCATAACTGACCAAAGTGTGGTCATAGCCGAGACGAATTAGGACCCAAACTGGTCTGTAATAAGTCTGAACTCTGATATACTAAGGGTGAGGGGTAAACCTTCACTCTTAGGTATCGGAGGCAACATGGCAAGAATAAAATTGAATATTGGCAGTATATGTTCTAACGGACATATGGTTACAGAAGAAACTGCTTATACATATCCCAAAGGGGCTAGATTAGCTGGTAAGGTAATTTGCAAGATTTGCCGAATGAATTGGCAAAGAAAGCGTAAAGGAATACCTGAATCAGATACTATAGGAACTTGGAATAAGAATAAGACCCATTGTGCAAATGGTCATGAATACAACGAAGAGAACACTAGAATTAAATCGGATGGCTCTAGAAGCTGTAGAAAATGCATATCTACACATAATCGTAGAAGTAAATACGGTATTGAGTGGGAACAGTTTCAGGAGATGTGGAAAGATCAGGAGGAATCCTGTGCCATCTGCAAAACTCCGTTTTCTGATACTTCAGAGGCTTGTGTGGATCATTCCCACGATACCGGTGAAGTAAGGGGACTTCTTTGTAATCAGTGCAATAATGGCTTAGGTAGGTTTATGGACAATATAGAACTTCTAAAGGCCGCAATTAAGTACATTAAACAATCTAACTAACAGGAGAATATATATCGTGGCAAAAGCAAAAGTTACAGATGTTACAGGACGTCAGCGTGAGGCCCTACTAGAGGCAAACGCAGAAGCGCTAGCAGAGCGTGCTAATGAGATTTCATTAGCTACACAGACTAAGGCTCACAAAGATGAGACTGAAGTCGTTGATCTTACACAGAAGCCAGAAGCACCAACAGTTCTTGATGAAGTTGAAAGCGTAGGCGTAAGCCTTGCAGATGACCAGGTCATCATCCGAGTAGCTGAGAACCTAGATATGGTCACAATTGGCTCTGGTAATCATTATTCTTTCCAAGCAGGTAAGAAGTACAAGGTACCGAAGCATGTCGCAGCACACCTTCAGGAAAAGGGTTACTTGTACGACCGTATGTAAGCTGCACCCCTAGATCGCTCTCATAGACAACCGCCCTCCTGTCTATGAGAGCCCTTTTTTTAGCAAGACTAATTGCTTGTTTTGTTGGATGATTTACCTACTATTCCGATGGAGGATTTGTGGCAACATTAAGTGCGCTTTCCAGCAGTTTACGCTCAGAACTTGGCGATACTGCACGATCCTTCGTAGACGTACTAACCGGAGATGGCTCTACGGCCCGTTTTCAACTTTCTCAGGCTCCAGTTCAAGGTTCTACCCTTTCAGTTAACATAACAACTCCAGCCTCAACAGCGGTTGTCACAGGAGCTTCAGCCTCTTTAGGCGTTATTACATATGTAACTCCAAGCAACAACTTTGTAGTGGGACAACAAGTAACTATTACAGGCCTTTCTACCACAGCCTTTAACCTAACAAATGTTCTTATTACCGGGGTTACAGCAACAGGTTTTACAGTGGCCAGCAGTGCCACAGGTACAGCAATCACCAATGCCCCTTCAGCTCAGGCAGTAGCCTCAATAAATACTCAGAGCGTATCTTCTACAGCTATTATTGAAGAGGGCACAGGAGTTCTTACCTTGGCAGTGGCCCCAGTTAATGGCGCCATCATTAATATCTCAGGTCAGGCATATCGCTACTTTACAGACTCTGACATTGCTTACTTTATCAACACAGCTTTTACTCAACATGCCGGTACAGAAACCACAAGTTTGGGCAGTAGTATTACTCAACTTGCTTTCTTGCCGCCTATTGAAGAGTACCCACTAACTATTTTGGCGTCAACCTTGGCCCTATATACCTTGGCAACTGATGCGGCATTTGATATTGACATTCTTTCTCCTGATGGAGTAAATATCCCTAGAACTGAACGCTATCGTCAGTTGATGGAGATTGTACAAACCCGTAAAGAACAGTACAAAGAACTCTGTGCTATGCTCAATGTCGGTCTTTACCGTATTGAGGTTGCTAGCTTGCGCCGTATCAGCCGCCTTACAAATCGTTATGTCCCTATCTATAGGCCACAAGAGGTTGACGATTGGTCCCTACCACAGCGTGTCATGC